GATGATATTTGAAAGCTCGTTGTAAAACTATTAAATGTAGCATAGTATAGTGCAAAATTGTTCGGACCTGGCTCAACTGCTGTTATTGTTCCAGTAATGTTCTGGCTAAAAACGTTAGTACCATTAAGAACAACTGTTGCTGTTTGAGTTACCACTGTCCCAACATCCCATCCAGTAATTGCTGGAATTTCTTGTGTAACTGCGTCTCCGCCTCCGTATACTACACTAACAGTAAATAATTGTCCCGACGACACAATGGTATTAGTAGGAGTACTGATATATCCAGCGTGACTTCCGCTTATTGCTCCCCCAGACCGTATGATGTTACTTAACCCTAATGATATTCCCATGTATTATCCTGTAATTATATAAAGTGTAGTAGCGTTCGGCGTTATTGCATTATACTGGGCTTGAGTTCCAGTCCAAAATGTAAGATTTCCGTTGCCATTTATGTTGTTAACTGATCCGGATTTTCCTGAAGTACTACTAGTAATAGTTCCCGGTAAGTCAGCAGCTTCTATTAATCGAAATGACGGTTGGCCAGAAACTAATGCAGGTGCTGCAAAGAATCGTTTAGCATTGATCGTACCGAAACTACTGCCTGATAACCCAGTAATGCTTCCTGATAGCGTTAAACTTCCGCTCGATGTCACTGTTCCTGACAAGCTAATTCCGTTAACTGTTCCGGTTCCTGATACTTGCGTTACTGTACCAGTGCCTATTCCAGATAAATCGATGTTTCCGCTTCCTAGTATCGATTCCCCATTAACTGTTTTAATGTTAGTACCTGACACCAATAGTGCTTGTGCACCAATCGAGTTATGTGAAATAGTTAAGTTTTGTGCTCCGTTAAACGACGAGCCAGAACTTGCACCTGACCCCGAAGCGTTAAATGTAACTGAATTTTCTACTTTTGCTGATGTACCATCAAACAAAAAATTTAACACTGCAGAATTAACATTGAACCCTTGTTTAATTTGTGTAAATTGACTGTACATTGGATCAGCAGGGTCAACACTAAACGTGCTGTACCCGCTAATTATAGCTAAAAATTCTATCGAGGAGCTATCTTTTAATCCAATAACCGTTTTTGGAACTCCTGTTCCGTCTTCAATGATAGTAAGTAGTTCCGAGCCAGTTGCTGCTTCTTCTGATGGCGAAAATGGTCCGACAACGTCAAACGAAGTGCCGTTCCAAACTTTAAATAATTTTCGCGGAGCTGCAGATGTGTCCCACCAAGCATCGCCATCGCGCAATTCAGTAGTATCAGGTTGGGTTGCGCTTACAATAACTCCAACATTGGTAAACTTATTTAGATCGCCGTCGTAGCAATATTTCAAACGGTTTGATGAAGTGTCAAACCACAATTGCCCCGTAATCGGGCTTTGTGGCTTGGTATTATTTGCAAAGTTCTCTAATAAATGTAAAAAATTTTCATTTTGAATTGCACCATACCCTGCATAGTTTTTTCCAACAAACACTAATGAAGTACTGTCTAAGTTAACGCTGCCTTCATTTACAACGATCTCTGTTCCTCTTACTGTTTTAATAACATAATTACTCATCTATTTTTAAACCTTCTCTCATTTTGTGTTCCGAAATCTTGTTCAGGTTCTAACGGTATCCCAAGTGCTTCTCTTGCTAATTCTTCAGAGTCGAACCAACTCCACCCGTCGATTGGGTATTGGTGTTGATCATATTCCTCTCTTTTTAAAAAGTAATTAGCGTTTAGTACGTAATACCTGCCATATAATAAAATTCCGCCTGGATCTTGTTTATAAAATCCGCTAGTGTCTTGTTGTAGATTATCTTGTTGTTCCATAGTTTAGCTTCCTATTACTGTCCAACCTTTAGCCGTTGCAATTGTCGGGTCATCATTTGTTATTCCGTAGTTACCTGATACTGTAATGGTCTGTCCTGTAGCTGTGGGTAAATTAGTATATATCTCATTTAACGCCCGAGCACTAAGTTTGTTATTTCCAACACTAAATGTAAATCTAAAATCTTTTGCTTGTATTCGGGTGTTTGAATTACAAATAGCAAACATACTACTAAAATTAACACTCGATGTAACCGCTGTTACAACAAGTGAAGGGACACTAGTTAGAGACTGACAAAATGAAAACATACCGGTCATGTTAGTTACGTTACTGGTATCAAACAGCGGTACTGTGGTTAGCGAAATGCAGTTACTGAACATAAAGGTCATGTTCGTTACGGTACTGGTATCAAATAACGGTACTGTGGTTAGAGAATAACAGCCACCAAACATTCTGTTCATGTTAGTTACGTTACTAGTATTAAAAAATGGCACAGTGGTTAGAGAAAAACAGTTATCAAACATACTGTCCATAGTAGTTACGTTACCGGTATCAAATAGTGGTACTGTGGCGAGCGCATAGCATTCTCGGAACATATAGGTCATATCAGTTACGTTACTGGTATCAAATAACGGTACTGTGGTTAGAGAATAGCATTGGTGGAACATAAAGGTCATATCAGTTACGTTCGCCGTGTTAAACAACGGCACAGCAGTCAGCGAGTAACATTGTTCGAACATACCAACCATGTTAGTTACGTTACTAGTATCAAATAATGGTACTGTGGTTAGGGAATAGCAAGCGGAGACCATGAAACTTATATCGGTTACGTTTGCAGTATTAAACAACGGCACTGCAAGAAGAGATTGACAGCCATAGAACATAAGATACATGTTAGTTACGTTACTTGTATCAAATAACGGTACTGTGGTTAGAGAATAACAGGCAATGAACATACTGTCCATGTTAGTTACGTTACTAGTATTAAATAATGGCACTGTGGTTAGAGAATAACAGTTCTCAAACATACTGCTCATGTTAGTTACGTTACTGGTATCAAATAGTGGTACTGTAGCGAGCGCATAGCATTCTCGGAACATACCGGTCATGTCTGTTACGGTTGCAATTGTATCAGCTATTTCAACATGTTGTAATGATGATAAATTATAGAATAAATAACTAAAATCTGTAATGTTACCTAACTGATTTAGTCTGACTCTTTGTAGATTATAATGCACAACATTAGTAAAAAAGCCTGCTGCTATAGTTAAACTCGCTATATCTGCTCCTGCAATAGCAATGTCTAGCCAACCGGTTGAATATCCAAGTGTTAAGCTAATTTTGTTGTGAAAAACTTTAAAATTTAAACTAGTTAAAGTTGACCCGACTTGCGGAGTAATCGTTACTATAGCAACTTTATACTGCAATAGCGATGCTGACCCGTTAACTAGTAAATCTACCGCAGGTCCATTTTCAGTTAAGGATACCTGGAACGAGTCGACCGTTTTGTTTATTACATAATACTGTTGTGCTTCGCTGATTCCTGTAGTATCGCTAATTCTGTAAAACCGAACAATTGCTCCATTTTCGTAACCATGAGCTGTACGAGTTACTGTATTAGTAGCAGCAATAAAAGTAACAGGTGCATCACTTCCATCTAAGGCTGGATTATTAAAATCATATTCATAGTACGCAATGACATTCGAATTATAATTAGTTGTAGTTCCATCTCCGTAGTCAATTGTATAGTTTCCAGCATTTTGCATAGCAAAGAAATTACCACCCGGGTCAGTAGCATCGACTCCAGGCCAAACAGCATACAAGCCAACTACTTTATTGTCACCTGGATTAGCTTCAATTTCTGGCAAGGACGGGTCACGAACCCATGGTTTAGGTGATGGTAATGGTAAGTTACAACCTTCGATTAGCGCAATCCTAGCAGGATAATCTGCAAACGGTAAGCTTCCGACTGAAACTTGTTTATCTTCAATTGCTTGTTTAACATTGCTTTTTGTATTACTTAAAAGTAGTAATTTTTCTGCAATAGTAGTCACAATTATACTCCATTAATTTCATCAAGTGCGTTTGCAATAGCTAGTAATTGATCGTTAACATCTAGCGTAGATGTCTGTATTCTAACAACATAATCGATTTGAATTCTACGATTTAACGATTTTAGAACCGGGTGGAATATAACATGCGTTAATAATTTTCCGTTAGCTACGAAGGCCTAGCTCATCAAACACGAAGTCATCAGATGCAACGCCCCCATCTGTTGCTGGCATTCCTACAGGACCGTCAGCAAGATCTAGTAAGCACGAAACCACTAAGTCTGAATACGTTGTTCCAGTTAAATGCTGCACTTCAATATCTGTACTCAGAATAGGCTTATCATATGTCTGAGAATAAAGGCCAGCGCTTGTTCCGATTACGTTTGGAGTTAAATAGTAATTAGTCCGCTAGGGTCAACTACTGTACCTCCATTACCAAACACCATCTGATCTACTACCGAAGTGCTAGACGATAATGCCGTTACTAACGCAACACTCATATTTTCAAAGTGAATTGCGTTTCTTCTATTTTGAAAACATTCTCCCGTATCAGGATCAAATATTTTTATGTGTCCTTCAATATGGAATCCAAGATGTTCATTTGGGGTTTTTTGATTGTTTAGCATATCTTTTCTCATGTGTATGTACTATTTACCAATTTTTTATCACGCCTCGATAAATGTTCTCGAATACGCATTATATGTAAAATCGGCTAGATACTTAATATCGCTTGCTGGACTTGTAGAATCCGGCAAGGCTTCTGTTTTAGAATAAACTTTAATTTCTGTTCCGGCGGTTTGCGTAGTCGTAAACTCTACAGTTACTAATCCAGTTGCAGCCGACGCACTAAATTCTGCTGGGACTGCAACAGCTCCGTCTGCTACAATGCTATAGATATCGCGCGTTGACTTTGATATCTGAAGTCCATCGACAAATATTTCAAAAATATCGGTTACATCCCCATTATCAATGATAGGAATCGAAAACTGTATCGAAGCAGTATCGCTTGCGAGAACTTGATCATACACTACGTTAAGATCTTCTANATAAGGAGTTGTTGCGCCGTATCGCAAGCTTTTTGCATTACCTACATCAATAACAGCTGAACCAGTAGCATGAGTATCTACAGCAGATGAATTAAAGAACCCTCTGTAAATTCCTTGCAGCGTGTTACTAGTTTTTGACGTGTAGAATATTAACTCCTTGTTAATCAATAAAATACCAATACTCGGAAGAGTCGATGCGTCGGACACTGTAATGTCAGCGTCATTAGCATTAATATCAGACGCTAATGTAATAGCTGTGTCTTTAACTTTAGAGAATCTAAAATTATTGTTAGCATTTTTAATAATTGCAAATTTATTAAGACCATCTCGCTCAACAGTAATTGTAACCGAATCAACAGTAATACCTGGCAGTAGCTCTTCGGTTGCAGGGGCAACTGTATTGCCCGCGCTAAGCGCTCGATCAGCTGCAAAATAATATTGCTGACTCCTAGTATAGCTAATGTCAACAATGTCGCCTGCACTTAATGGAATTAAAACTGTAACTAAGTTGTCAGTAACTGAAAATTCATTCGACAGCAACTGCTCGCCATTTACAAGCACAGTGAAGAACTGGTCTGTTAATGGAACCAGTGTTAGCGCAAATTCATCTTCATTAGAAATTACAGTAAATGTATCATTACGCAATGCTGTACTAGTAGACAAGTATTGAGATACCCTGTCAAAAACTAAATCAATATCAACTGTTCTAACTACCGTAGGATCTGCGTCTGGGCTATCAAAATCAGATACTAAAACAAGACCCGGGTCTACAACGTTATACACGCTGCGATAATCTCGAACTGTGGTTCTATACGGCTTAACTTCATTAACGTACTGCTCGTACGCATTTAGGGAGTCATTTCGATAGTTTACAGGCTGATCTAACACTCCTACTAAATGATAAGCCGAAATAAAGCTGGTTTTGAACGCCCAATCGATAAATTGCTGTTCAGAGAATGCATACCTTACAGATGCAAAGAATAAGTTATTCCACTCAACTCGATACGCGCCAATAAATATATCTTCTTTAACTGCAGTTAAAATATTACGTAACTCTCTCTCAATGCTGTAGTCATATGGTAATGAATCATAAGGTGCAATCGAGTCATAGCCGATACCTAGCAAGTCATTCCGATAAAGCAGGTTGCTTAATTGAATTGTACCATTTTGTCTTCCAACTAACCGGTACTGATCTAAAAATGAACTGCTCGATGTTGTTATTCGTTCAAACACTGCCCAACCACCTGAGCCGTATTGCTTCACACGTAGGAGATCGCCTACACCAACAAACGATAATATTGAGTCTGCAATGCTATTAATTTCTTGTCTTACTAGAGATTGATTACTAAACCCTTCGGCCCACCAATCAATGTTATTCCAGAATCGCGATGTATTAAATTTTTGTGTTTCTCTACGGAACCATTCCAAACGCACGCTATCCCAGAAATACACACACCACAGCCCATTAGCAGTTTCGTCTGATAAAACTAAAATGTCAGGCTGACTAGATGAAGGTGTAATTGATAACAAATCAGCGTATGTGTTTACAATAAAATCAGGTGCAAAAAACGGAGCTGGATCTATTAAATTTAAATTCTTAAACGAAATTGTATCAGCAAACGGCTCGCTAGTTAATACTGTATTAATTTTTTCAATTACAACTTTAAGAGCCGAGAATCTGTCAATAAACATTGACTGTCTTGGTCTTATGCCAATGCCAAATCGTCTGCTAAACGGTAATGATAAGTCTGGTAGTGAGTTACCGGCTGCGTCGACGCCAACTAAGCTATCAATCCATTTTTGTTCAAGTGCCGGCGCTGGCACACTCGATGCAACGCCTTCGGTTAGCAACTGATATTCAATATGCTCAGCATTTAGTCTAGAGTCGTCAACTGCAAACTGCACGTTGATTAATGCGGTGTCGGCTTCTATTAATGTGTTAAAGTTATAAACTTTAGCGCTGCTCGATGATGTTATGCCGATTAAGCTTGTTCCTAGTATTTCTGGTCGTGTAATAATGTCAGCAACCGAAGCTGCAGATATCTGACGAGATTTTGTTTCAGGCATCGTTGTTTTATTCTTGACCCAGAAATAATAAATATTTTCTACTGTGTTACCTTGTTGGTTTTTAACAGCTCTAATCGAATAAAACTCATTGTTAATGTATTTTGGAGTTCCTGTAAACCCTAGTACTCGACCTTCATTTGTTAATGATAAGTTATACCATTCTTCAGGCGTTGATCTACTTTCAACCCATTCATACACATCGACCGATGAACCGACTGCTAGCGTCTCCCCAATTAGCTGATCTGTATGTACTGTCGTCTTGTTCGTAATAAACCCATTTGACTGTAGATACGATCCCACCATAACTTTCCTACATTTTTTTCAGCCCACGACGTTGATTCGTCAACTATTTGAAGTGTTGTATTATCGCCAACTGAGTACACTGCTGGATCATACATTGTTTTAAATGTAATCTCTTGTTCCGCAACGTTTGCAATTTTACCTTTAGCAGGGTCAATGATATCAACCTCGCTGATTTTAAAATTGTTAACATTGTCTATTAAACTAACAGCCTTGATCTTTTTAATATCAACTAGTGGCGTTTGCTGATTTTTAACTATCCACGACGATGTTGTATCGCGCATAAACGGTCGATACGCACCTGCAATTACCCCACTTGCGGGATTAGTATAGTCAGGTGAGCCAACAATTATAAAATTGTTCGAACACGCAACACTAAAACCAAATGACTCTCGCTCTGACAATCCTAAAATTGTAGGTTCTAATTTTTCAGTTAAGAAATAAAGAGAGTCTTTTTTGTCAAAAACGTATACAGCTCCAAAAAAGTTGTCGTAGTCAACAATAAATGTCGAAATGCTATCAAACGTAGTTCCTTCAGTTTCGAATATATCAACCCGAGTTGCTGCGTTTTTTGCACCAACTACCACGGTACTACCATCGGCGCTAATAGATATGCTATGACCAAAATTCTCATCTAATAAATCTTCAAAACTAGCAAGAGTTTGATCTAATACATATTCAGTATCTGAAAGAGAAAAGACGTATGCAGCTCCTTGATCTCGATAATCGTTATCAACTTTTGGACTAGAAATCACTAATGTTGATGCATCATAAGTAATTGCTAAATCGAAGCCGAATTGATCAGATCCTGTTTGTAGTTGCCCAATCGAATCGCTAGTAATTTCTTGTAAAAACGCATACGACGTTCCGTTAAATTTGTAAATACGAACCGAACCTAAGTGATTTGTTTCACTATCTTCAAACCAGTCAGAACCAGCTGTAGGTTCTTCTTCAGTGTCAGCTATTGCTCGATAAATAAACCCATTATAAACTACAATATCGTCCTGTAGGTATGATCTGTTTTCTGACCATAGCCCTCGGTATGTTAAATCTACAGAACTAACTGCGAGAATTAAACCATTTTTGCTTAGTTGAACTTTTTCTCCGAAGTTGCTAATTAGTGCTTCGGTGATTGTTTGATCAAGTGACCATGATTCTAAATTCGGATCAAAGCTATAAATGTACACTGACGACGTTGCAGCAGATGCAATTGCTAGCACGTCATTCCCGTCGATAGTTCCGAATGATACTTCTGTTGGATCAATCCCGGTTATAGGGTCCAAAGCTGTCCAGCGATTGTCAAAATATTTGTAAGTGTAAACTTTTGATCCGGTTAATGACGAAATTGCCATTAGCAATCCTGATTCATTAACATCAATGCTTAATCCGAACTGAGTTTCAGTAAAGAGCGTAGGTGCTAATGTTTGAACTACAACTAACTCGTTATTTCTTTCTTCTAAACATAGCACTCTCGCTTTGTTATCCGGATCAGCAATTATGCCAGCGACTGCGCTGTTTACACTCGCATACGACTGCTGGCGAGCAGGAGAAAAAGCAACGTTCGAACCTAAACGGTTTGTATTATTAACTAACGAACGAGTAATGTTGCCAATTTTATCTTTAAACTGCGGTTGTTTTGAAACTATCTCCCATTTACCGTCTACGTTATCAACCCAAAGAGTTGATCCTGCTGGAAGCTTGGCAATCGATGTTGGATTAGCACTATCAAAAGTATCAAATCTACTATTTTCTAATAATAATAGTGGTTTTGAAATACCTGTAAACGATAATGTTCCTTGCGGTACTGTAATTGTAGCGCTCGAGCCAGTCACTGACATTACTTCGTAAAACCCATGCAATTCTGGAATATTTCTAATACCAATTATGTCAAAGGGTAAAATCGAAACTTCTCTGTTAAAAGTAAGAGTTGCAGTTGTTCCTTGCACTGTTATGTTTACTATTCGAACATTTGATTCGACTAACCGATGCACCGACCACGATGATTTGTCAAACGTAAACCAGATATAATCATTAGGCGTTAATGAGTCAATGTCAACTGATGTTAAAGACTGTTTATTTGGAAGTGATAGTGAAATGTCGTTAACGTTAACATACCCTGCAACTCGAAGAGATACCGGTTCGGCAGTTGTCGGAAACACATCTACTGTAAATGGGTCTGTACTAACTGTAAAACTTCGGGGCGTAATAACATATTTACTCGAAATGCTAACATCTGGTAAAATTTCGTTGATTAAAATGTTCTGAGAATTACTTAGTTTATCCTTTTCGACTATAAATTCTATTTCTTGTAGCTGATCAGTACCACCGAGATTTCCTACACGGAATGCCCATTCTTCGTTGATAATTACACCGTCGTCGGTTGATCGACTCAGGCGACCAAATACTTTAGAAATTGATCCGATAATTCCTTTATCACGAATAAATCCTTGATAAAGTTGATATTGAGTTGTTGAATCTTCTGCAATTTCTTCTAAATACGATCGTGCTTGATAACCGATAGTATGCCGAGCTTGTTCTCGCTGGGCTAATTGGATACTGTCAGCATCTACTTCAAAGTACTCTGAAATTTGTTTAATACGGAAATCAAAGTTTGGAACTAATCCTTTTGTTATTGCCTGAGATTGAACTGCCCAACTACTATAGTTAAACTCGCCATTACTCTTATGATTCAATAAACTAGTAAATACTCTCGATCTATACCGAACCATATCGCCGATTTTGTAATCAACATACGGTTGCCAAGAACGTATTTCAGCAGAGTCATACACGAATCCCGGAGTATTGAAACTTCCGGTCCAATCGACAGTTCGAAAACCGCGCGATTTAATCCGTTCTTGTCTAAATCCTGTAGATTTATCAAAAATAACATCGTTGAATACTGTTCGATCGTCAAAAACTACTACATGTTCATTAAGCGTAAAGCTTAATTTAATAAAGTATATTCCAGTTCCGTTGTTTGTTGTAATAGATATTGTTTCTAGGTCGCGATCGACGTCAATTGCTGATAGTGGTATAGGCGTTCTATCAACTTGTAAAATTTGATAGTTGTCAAAATTGTTAATTAAGCTTTCTAGATTACCAAATGACTTATTAACAGTTATGTTTAATGCACTCGGACTCAAAGAAATAATTGACCCAACTTCCCAGTTTTGTCTAGACCAAAACAAAAACTCTTTACAACTAGTAACCCAGTTTAACGGAACTTGATTGTCAGGATCATATTGATCAAATACAAATCCTTGGTCTTTTAATCTTGACTCGTACCCTAATAACAAATCAACCACTGCTTGTAACGAAGATAGTACCGTCCCGTAGCTAATTATTGTTACTTCATTCTTTTTAAATTTAGTTCTTTGAATAGCAGTTGAATTGCCAACTACAGGTAATGACGGTAGCTTAACCCAAAACGTCAAATCAAATGAGTCTACACTAGCATGAGAACGAACACATCTATAAAAATCGTCCCGATACTTAGCAACTTGGCCGTTAATATAGCTAGAGTTTTCAGCCCAATTTACAAACTCTTCAGATACTCCGCCTACAGAAATAATAGGATCGCCTTTATTTTCAATTGGTTGGTAAATTTCGATAAACGGTTCTGAGACGTTATAACCAGACACTGCCCACCCGTTAGACAATTTTTCAACNACTATTCCACTGTATGATAATGCTTCTATCGGCGAGCTTTCAACTGACGCAATAAAATAACTTTCAGCAGGAACAAATACACCTGATGAATACGGTACTTTGCTGTCTAGTACAAATTGTTGCTTTGTTTACGTCAACAAATCCACCGGCTCTAAGTGTTAGTCTAACATCGAGAGAATTTATAAAATCAATTACACTGTTACCGTTGCTGCCTACTGACTTTGCATAGTCGACTATGTAAGATAATAATCCAACTGGATAATCTTGCAATTTTGTAACTGTACTAAGTGTTACGAATCTTGATGTAGCAGTGTCAACACGTTGATTAATATTATTAACTCCCGTGCTATCAATGTTCAGCAGTTTTCCAATAAATTCTAACGGTTTAAGTAAACACAAAGAAATCATTACAGCGAAAGGCCATTCAGATGATGATCTCCAAGCATACTCAACCGGGGCAACATCGCCGTACTCAAACGATCGAAGCGTATACGACTGTGATACTCCGGATATTATTCCTGCGGCAATCGGATCTAACAAACTTCCCGCGGCGTCAACCGGCAAATAAGCCAGCAAGTTTGGACGTGCAAACCGCTCATATGTACCAGCCCGGTCGCCTTGTCGAATGTTGCCGTCTCGCAAATCTGTCCATAATAGTAGATTATTACTACCATAGTCAGTGCCGTATTGATTCTCCCACCACGCTGGTTTTTCTGAAAAACCTAACATTTCCCAAGGTGCAGTGTGAGGACGAATAGTTTCAAACAGCTCCAANTAGATGCCTTTCCAGTATCCTGGTACCGGGCCGTTAATTATCGAACTCGAAGCGTTACTGTAATTATAAGTAAACGGTTCATTCTGAACTGTATAAGAGTTTACAGTGTAGTCGACCCCTGCAATTTGATTCCATCGCAGAAANNCTCTAAACACAATCGGACTTACATCTGATTGTGTAAACTCGCTGCCTATAACGTGGTCTATATTAAATACTGACTCATCGTAGCTGTTCTTTATATTGTTGTATATTCTTAATTCTAATTCTAATAATAGTTCGTTTAAATACTCATCAACACCTACAGTTATACTTCCGTCGTGCCCGCGAACTACTGCAACTGGTGTTGCATACGTGTCGTCAATAAAAATCTCAGGTTTGAATTTTTTGTATAGTCCGATTGATGACGGTGTTGGAGGTATATATGACGCTGATGTTGAAATGTACTCTCTAATTGTTAGTACATCTGATACTACTAAAGTAACAAAAACACTAACTGTTCCAGCATTATAATCAAATGTATAGTCGACTCCATTAATTAGCTGCTGATCGTTTAAGTATATGTAAACTGCACGGGTACTTGGTGTAGTTAGATCAAACGAGTCAGACAAGTTAAAAGTAGTAATTGCTGAATTTGTAACTTGAATTAGTGTTTCAGTGTACGCACCACTGCCAATCATATCCGAAAATGCAAATGGTGATTGTGTTGATTTAGATCTCGCATACTCTGCAATTATCGAATCGACTGCTTCTGCTGCGTTGTCAAATCGAGGAAGTCGTTTCGCAATTTGTAAAAACTGAGTTTTAAATGATGAGTAAACTTTGTTTGCGTATCTTAATGATTTTACAATGTTATTTTCTTTATTGCAAAGAGTAGCTAACGCCAACGCCGGCAAACTTGCATGTTTAACAAATCTAGTCGATCGCTGTATAAAATTTAGCTCGTTTCGAATTGCTACTTGAGGATCGCTAAATTCAAACGCCGACATTAAGTGGTCAGCTGCTTCGCCTAACGTTAACGTAGACAACTCGCTGTTTAACGGATTTCTTTCTAGCGCTGTTGGGAATTCATAGTTGCCGGTCACCGGTGTAGCATTAGCGATAACTTTAATCGTTACTTCGTCGCCAGCCGTAAATTGTGTTAGTAAAAATGTAAAGTTGTTTTCTGATCGAACTGGATCTTCGTTAATTCTTACTCCATTTTTGTAAAAAACTGCACTGAAGTCTACGCTATTCCAGTCAAACGTGCTAAACGAAACACTATTAGTTGTAACTGCGATTGAAACTGAATCTACTACAGATCCGAGAAATTCATTATTAAGAGCAATCCACCCATTTTCTTTAACACTATCTTTTTCAAAAAACCCATTTCTAATATGCTCTGTTACAGTAAGCTGGTTTTGTAAGTATGAAAAGTTGTCAGAATCGAAAAACCACGTAAACTGTATGTCGCCGGAGTTATTAACCGTTTGGTACTTAATTGGAAATCCAAGTTCAGTGTCATTTATTCCTGTACTAACTGAATATCCAAATAGCTTCGATCCGGAAAATGTCGATGCAGGATAAATTGAAGTGTTAGAATAGCTATTACCGTTGCTGTCAAATGCATCAAATAGTGGTGCTTGGTTAATAGTGCTTTTAACTTGCCCGCTAAACAATGTTAGCGTAGCATCAAACTCAATAATCGGTCTCTTAGCTCTCTTAGTTTCGTCGTAATTAAAGTTTAAATCAGTAATGTCGTCAACATGCACCCAATGATTTGATTGCTGCCACGCATTTCCAAATTCGTCAGCAGTCATTACTATGTAGTCTTTTGGACCATTAGTTGGATCTATCCAAAAATACTGACGATAGTTAACAAACTTGTCCCAATTTATCGGAGGATTCCATGTATACATTTCTTGATTATACGAAATATCATCTCGCATAACACTGTTGCCGAAAAACTTAATCTGAGACTTTAAGTCTATGATATCATAAACGTTACTAATAACTTCGTCTGCTGAGGTTGTTATAACACCCGGTTCTAATTGATAAAAACGATCGTGTCGACTCATCGTTATCAATATACACATCGCTAGCATTATAAGTTTTTCCGTATTTTCTGCCAACATAGCCGATTGTTTTAGACAGTACACCAGGCTGAGTTAGAGCGATCAAGAGTTCCTGCTAGAAATTTCTTGTTTGAAATAGACCTAAAAACCGAAGGAAGGAGGTCAACTGTTCTTCGGATAGGTAAGTTACTTTTAGGATAGTTTTTTTTGATCATATGTTACGTCGCTGATATAATTGTATTTATCGGTGCTCTAACTTCGGTCGCATTAATTGATTGGACAATTTCAATGTCGTCAACTGTTGCGCCGCTAATAAAAATCTCGTCCGATCGGCTTTGAATTTCAAACAAGCTTCCAAATGACTGAGACGGATCTCTTGGTATTATTGCAATGTTTGTAACATCTGGAGCAGTTTCAGCAATAACATACGTGATTAGTTCGCTTATGTAAAAACGGTCACCGAAATTCCAGTTTGAAAGATCAAAAAATCGGTCAAATGCATTAATAATTCTAACTTTAAGGTCACCGATGTCGACCGATCTCTCAGGGTTTTTAACTACTTTAAACACTGCACGTAACTTTGGTTCAGCAGTGCTTCCGAACAGTATTCGATACTTAACAGGACGATATATAATTTCGTCGCTAATTGCTTTTACTGCTGATAGCTTAGACCCAAATTCTACTCGAAGATCCTCAGTTGTTGGAACTTCGGGCATCGGAGCAATCCCAGCAAGATATTGTCGGAATTGTGAATTATAAGCACGTGTCATTAAGAATAAATCTATAATGTTACTAGCACTAGGATCAATACGTCTTTCAACTGCCGCGTTGTGTACATACTGAAATTTAATGTTTGATTTACCATTTACTACTTTGTACAACGGATTGTTAATAACATCAGCAGGATTTACTGTAGAATCTAAGTAATACACAATATTTCTATTCGAATCAATGTGTTGTTTAAGTGCAATTGTACACTGATTTGTTACAAATAAACTAAAGGAATCAGGATTATCAATAATACCATCTGCGTCACTATCATTAAATTGCAAGACAACTTCATAATTACTTGCATAACCGTCAGCTAACTTTACAACGTCGCCAATAATAAAATTAGTATCAAATGGCAATGGGGTCCCAATCGTACAAGGGTTTACACTTAGAATCTTAACTAAGTCCGGCGTCACTAAGCCTAACTGATCGTTAAATTGCTTTTCTGATGTATCAAAAAAGAATCGGTTCTGCCGGACACTTCCGAAAATGTATTGCAATCCACGATATGTTACTGTATATTCTCCTTCAGTAACACTTTTAAACAAAACAAACCACGAAGCGTCAGCATTAGACCCACTTGTATCTCCAGTATTAGTTAAGCTAAACTCGCTATCAAAATCAATGTTGTTTTCTGAAATTATTCGCCAAGATCGCAAATCGGCATTATAGCGAATAGCAAACGTTAGATTTGCTTGCATGTTATTAATGATCGTATTTTCTAGCGCGGTCGGTAAGTTGTTTACAAACTTCGGAACAATCTCAGATAGTATTGAACCTTCCGGGATTTCATTGTTAACAAAAATACCACCGAGATCGTTAGTAAGAGTTGATCCATCACCAACTACTTTGATAACTTTAACCCATAGTCTGTCGGGCATCGATGATTGCGCTGGCGTATATTCACCGCTAGCTGGTATAAATTTTAACATTGCTCCGGTTTCGACAAATTTTAAGTCATCTGCTACGCCTGCGCCAACAGGAACCGGAGAATTTGAAACTGTTAAGAAACCGGTTGATAGATTTGATTCTTCTTCTGTTACTGTTTGCCACGATACAGTTGACGCAAATGACGACTTTCGTGGAAATTTATTTAGAAATAAATTATATGTTGCTTGATCAGTAAATATTGGCTCAACACTAGTGTTAATAAAATCTACTAAATCAGTTCGAGAAATAAATCGTAAGTTTAAAAAGTTTTCGTTTTGCTGTTGATATATGTACCCGTCGTCTGCAAAAACTGTAATATCGCTATATTTTCCTGAACTATCAATTAGATCAAAGTTTCTAGAAATTCCGCTCGAAACTCTGTTAACTGCTTTAACTTTAATAATATTTTGAGAGCTTGTTAACGGAGCAAGATTATAGTCCTCAGCAGTAATCATGCGATCTTGAGTGTAGTATTGTGCTGGAGCATTAAATCGAATTGCATCAATTGACTCAGTTGCGGCTGCATTAGAAACCGTAGTTTGCAGTGATAGCCCGATTCTCATTGAGTGTAGTGTGCCGCTATCTGCTGCATATTCTATAGGCACAAATATATTTTGCATTTCATTAGGACGTATGACATATTCTAGGCCATTACTTATTCTAGCAAATAGTCGGAAGTCACCTTTTGGCAAATTTCCAAATACGCCATCCGGAAATACTAACTCAATAGTATCATTAACCCGCGTTTCTGCAAAGAATACATTTCGTATTCCTTCAAAAATACTGTTGTATGCAATATTATTACCGGTTAGTGATGGAACTTTAGTCCACTTGTTTTGTACACTTCCGGCTGAATTAACCGAAAATAACCAAACATCATCATTATTGATGTTTGCTGTGTTTACAAACACTCGCTCGTTTGGCATTGGAGTTTCTATGTTAAAGTCAATTTGCTCTAAACTTCCTTGTTTAAACATCATGAAAAAACCAGTGTTCGGAGATGAAGGGCCGCGGCCGTCGTTGCGATAAACAAACCCAGTAAATGTTCCGTCAACTGGATCTTCTTCGTAAATTTCTTCAGAGTCGTTAAACACAGTACTAACAACTTCAAACGTCATTCTCTGATTTGCAACTGCCTTAGAAAACGAATAAACCGGAACTCCGGTGTTATTTGATCTAAATCGGTATTGATCAGTGTTAATGTTTTGTATTTTTCTGCTGCGTTCACTACGACCAAATTCTAAGTTGTCAACCATTGTAGCATTTAGCACTAATATAAAGTGCTCATACCAGTCAGAATTCGTAGGATCGTCCCATAAAATTGTTTGTCGACCGATGTTGATTCCGTTGCTGTCAAAAACGTCTTCAGTTGTTGATATTGAAGTTATTTTTAATAAACCGCTTGCTGCAATATTTCGCTTAGCGTTGTAACTAAGCATACGAGCTAATCTTAATACGCTGTCTTTTCTTGCAGCTAAATCAATAAAGTTTTCTCGACTATTGAGATCTATGCGAAATGCCAAACTCTGACCAAGAAACGCAACTGCATCAATAAGCGCCAGGTATTCTGAGCTTTCAATGTAATCGTTAAAATCTTCCGGATAGTTTTCTCGAAGATATGAAATGATAACACGTCGGAGGTTTTCAAAATCGTATGACTTGAAATCAGCATTTTTAAAAGTTTGATAAATGCGTGTCCAGTCTTGGTTTAAAATTAAATCGGTTTGTCTCGATGTTGCGGTCATAATTATTTCCTGGTTATGCTATATTTACCAAAATTTTAAACTGATCAGATAACTATAGAATTGTTACGATCGAACGTAAATTGCATTTGTTCTGCTATGTTAAACGGTCGGTAAATTACTAATGCTTCGACTCTGATGCCATTATCAGTTGCGTCAACTGCTATAGATTCGATTTCTATTCGAGGATCGTAGTTAATAACAGTTTGAACATCATCGAGTATTGCTTGCTTAACTTGCCCAGTAAACGGTTCAAAAAGCAAGTCCCAGATTTGAGTTCCAAACTCTGGATTNNTTAATTTTTTCGCCTTTGCGAATATAGAAATGATTTATAATGTCTTGTTTTACTAGCTCAATGTCGTACAACTTAAAATTTCGAGACGGGTTAAACGAGCTAAAGCCCTTANNACGTAAACTCTGACTGCACTTTGTCACCAGTTGTTACTTCGTTAACAGCAATTGTTTTTTTGTTGTAAACTTTAGTCATATATTATTGCTCCTTTGGTATTTGGGCTCGTGTTTGACCCGGAGAAACTTTCGTCGGATCCAAATTTTCATGTTGCGGCCATGGTTCATGCATCGGCACCCTGCCTAATATTGTTTTAACTTTACCAGCGACGAACCGTTTGTTATCCCACTCTAGCGGTTGGAGAGACGGAGCTGCACTTGCTGAAATCAAATCAATGTCAACTCCGTCTAAAACTTTCGATCGGGTTGCAGTTGACGCATCAGCAGCTTTAGTGAAGCCGATAATACTAGCCGACGAAGCAGTAACAACAAACTTGTCGGTAGAACTAAATTCGTTGGTATCAGCTGCTGTAAACTTGCTAGCTTTAGATGATAAGTTAAAATCTTCAATCGAAGTAAACAACATTCGCTGTTTTGATGAAACATTGTAATCTAGAGAAGTTGTAGTGTACATATTTCCTCTAACATTTGTGTTAAAGTCTGTTCCTATATCAAAGTTTGCTCCACCGGCATGTGATTTTAGATTAATGTTTTGGCCTGCTTCAATGTTAACATACTCGTCCTGCTCGAAAATTAAGATACTTGTTCGGTGTGAATTGAAATAGAATCTTGAGCGTAAATATCGATCTTTCCATTGCTAGTCATTTCGATCCAAGTAGTACCACGAGCATTACCGATGTAAATCAAATCTTCAGAATTATGTAATAATATTTGATGACCTGTTCGGGTACGGAATCGAACATACTCACTTTCGGGAATATTTCTCTCGCCAGCTGNACTGTCAACATATTCCATTTTTGTAGTACCAGCAGGACCTTTTCTGTTTTTCTTTGGATTCCCGTCATCCATTACAAACTGCGTGCCACCTAATCTTGATTTAGGTAAGGTAAATGTTTTTCCAGAGCTGTCTAACTGAAAAGAGAATTTTTCAGACGTGTGATCAAATGGTCCAGGGGTAGAAATCCCAAATACCGAACTCGGAGCTTCACGTCTAGCCGATGATGTAGTTACACCACGGACAAAATCTTCAATTAGACCCTGCTCAGCAATTTGTTTAGCGAACGGATGCACAGGCCGAAGTTGTTTATCTAGTGATGTCTGTGGCGTATTAATAGAATTTGATTGTGCTGAAGGTTTGTTAGGAATTCTCGGATCAGTTGCAGGCAAGTTTCCAGAATTTGGTTTAATGCTCGATTTGCTGGTTAGCGAAAGTTTATCTGATGACGCAATTGCAGGGACCATGTGATTTGCACCAAATGCAGGTACACACCCGATCCAATAACACTGGTCTGGATCTCCTTCGACAAAAATAACAAGTACCGTTACACCAATATCAGGTGGTACAAACCACATTCCATAGCTTGTCTGAGCGCCGCTAATGCTGTCTGCGTCGTTAATTTGAGCATTAGCAGGTAGCGAATATCCATAAAACGGCATTGCACATCTTGCAATAACAGTTTGTGATGTATCAGGAATGCCGTTAGTATATCCGATATTAGGAGTGTCACGATACAGCATAACTTCTAAACTCCCCATCAATGTCGGATCTAAGTGACTAATTACTTTAGCCAAATACGGACCATTATTAAGTTTTGTTTTAAGATTATTCGCTTTTTGAAATGATCTTTGATATTGTCCCACAGTTTAGTTTTTCCTATGATTTAACTGACGCGGTAATTTTGTCATTGCCTTCGTTGAAGTTTTGTTCCATAATACGAATACAAACGAGCTCTTGTTTAAAAACGTTATCGGAAATTGTATTGGTACATCGTATTACCTTAAAAATTCCACTGTATTGATCTAACGTTTCTAAAAATTTATATGATCCAGTTTCAGGGTCAACATCGACTGGGTTTCTAAACACAATTTCTATAAAAACTTCACCGCCTTCGTAGTTTACAATCTTACTTATAGTGTCAGGTGAATTCTCTTCGTAATTCTCGGAATAATTACTCATGCCGCTATCCATTAAGAACCACAAGTCGCCGAGAATTTCTAACTTAACAGTTAACAAATCTGCACTAGAACCAGTAATTAAGTTTTCAAAAAACTGTCTAGCAACTTTATATTGTATCGAGCCAGCTGATGTTTGATCATTAATAACTAGCTGATATGGTGCTCCAACGTCAATCTCATTAGATCCCGCTGTTAAATTAGTTACTTGATTATCTATTGTTAGCTTTTCTCGACCGTCAACGAGAGTTTCTATTTCAGCTGGCACAAGATTGTTTGCTGTAAAGAACAAATTATTAATATCAATGTTAAAGCTTAAAACATCAGTGTTCTTTCCAGTATATATGTATTCATAGCGCTTTTTAATTTTCTTCTTAACAGGAATCATTGCAGTCGGGCTATTGTCTTTCGTGATTAACGATTTGTGGATAAAATAAGGAACTACTCGAAAAGTAAACTTCTTTGCGAAGTCCTTACGAATCGGATCATACTGTAACAATTCAACTCTAACATCAATTTTATAAAAAGGAATAAACGTATCTTTTAGTTTTGAACTATTTAACTGCGTTAACTCGTAAACATGTTCTGACCGTTTTATTGTTTCATTAATTATATTAATTATTGTATCTGCTTGCTTAAAATGCAGGACTCGTTGTGCTAAATCTGTTTCGACGTCGTCAGACAAAATTATATAATTTGTATCAAACTCCCCGTTGCCCGGAACGAATGATCGAATAGTGCCATTATCATAAGTGAATACCTTCGATTCACCTATATAATTTCTCGGAGCTGCCGATACTTCCGTTGATGCCAGAGAAACTACTCGAGCACCCTTTGATCCATTTTCTGATAAATCAGCAATAATAGCTCGAAAATCTGCTGCATTACTCGGAAAGTCAATTTCGTATTCATCAGGAAAGTACTGTACTGCCGATTGCTTGTATGATTCTATAGGAGAAAGCGGATTTTTGACATTAGAAAAGTCACCGGCTGCAACAGCTTTTAGAAAATTACCAGTTTGGTCAACAGATCGTTTAACTAGTCCGTTATTGATTTTAGTTTCCGTTTGCCGTTTCTCTACCCCTTCACTTGCGTTAACTGATATTTGTTTTTGCTTGTTATTTAATACACTAACTAGACTATTTTCATTACTCGGGTCGGCTAAAATTTCATAAACTGTTACATTGCTGCTATTAGAATTGTTATTGCCAGCAATCTTAACGTCAGAATATGATCGCACAACTTGATCCATTAAACCAATAGCGTTAAAGGGTATAGCAACAATTTGATATGTTGATCCAGCTTCAGTAACATTAAATCTTGCACTAATAATTTTAAACTTCAAAAAATCTAGGGCGAGATTCGGGGACCGTTATTGGTCTATTGTTCTCGTCTACTCCGAGTACTTCTAACTTTAACACATATGGAGTATTGCCTAGATAGCTAGGAAACCCATTTTGTTGTGCTGCGACCTGCATGCTGTTAAAAAATGTGCCTAAGCTGTATGGTTCAAAAACTTCAAATTCAAAACGAACTACGTTGGTGTTATCTGTTTTTTCGTTGTTAGCAATAACCGACACCATTTTAAAATTGTTGATATAATACTCTGGCTTTCCGAATACCGTTGAAGTTCGCTGTTTATCGTATCTTCCGGCTGATGAAAATATCACCTGACCATCTTTAAACTGTCCGTTTCTGTACAGAAGAGGTTTTCGAACTTGTTCTGCGTCAATACAGGCAAGGGTCCATAAAAACGAAACAGATGAGAATTTTTCTAAAGAGTTTGGCAAAATAGTCGGCTTAGTATTCATCTGCCTAATCCTTGTTCTACTTGCTGAATTACCCTTATTGTCATAGTGTTATATTACCTAAAAATTCTGACAGATTTGATNTTTTAGGTAAAAATATTTTAATACCTTCTTCAAAATCATATATCGGATCTTGTAAAACGTCTATATTACGTTGAATAAATACCCACCAAAGTTCAGGTGAGCCATATACGTCAAATGCTAATAAATCTGGCCTGTGACGATATTGTGGTTCTATTTCGTACAAAAAATCGTCGTCTTCAGCGGGAATTAACCGAACCTGCAGTCTGTCTAAATTAAAATTAGTTATTGGAGTATTACTCCAAGGCGAGAACTTGCTATATGTTGCCATTATAAGAATCCTCCTTTAAGATTACCACTTGCATAATCTTGTAAACTAAATTGTCTAATTTTTTCTCGAGAGTAAATCGGAGTTACAGTAACCGAGATCTCACTACGAATCGGTACCCATGTAGGATTACTTTCATCGGGAATGTTGCATTTTATGTAGTTTACATCAGACGGCAAGGAAACTGAAAAATCCTTAATAACAACCGGGACACCTCCGTGAGGAATAATGCCAGGGCCGTAACCTTTTAATTTACATACAATCGGTGGTTGGCCTGGATTAATACTTTTACCAAAAGACATTTTAGTTGCTGCTTTAAAAAATGTCGTTGCGGCGATCCAGTATTTTGCATCTTCTTCGTATTCGGCGGTAAATAATCCAGTAATTGAAATGTCATTTACTTGGCTACTTTTATAAGTTTGAATTACATAGTTACTATGAACTGGGTCAATTCCTGTATAATTTGCAGTTGTTGAAATTGTCATACTTGGCTGATATGGAAATAACACTTCGTTATTTTCAAACTCACTTAATGCACTTATAAACCCAGAAGGGCCACCAAGCAAAGAGGGATCAAATTCTATTCTAACACGCCAATCGTATACTTCTTCGGACCCTGAACTTTCAGCAGATACTTCAGTACGTTCTTTAGAAAATAATTCAGCATCTTTAGGAATATTTCTCGATCGCTGTTTACTAGCTAGATTATTATCAATTGCGTTTACAACTGCAGCTTTTGCAACGTTTTTTAAAAATGACATTTTGGTAATCTTTCCTGTTAATAATAGTATTTATCTCAGCAAAAATATGCTATTATATATACTTAAGGAGTTTTTTAATTAATGAATAAGTTGAAAGTTAACTACCTATCAAACAAAGAAATATTAAAAGAAATACATAAAAGTAAGAACAGTTTTAGTTCTTTTACTATCAAAGATTATGCAGACTATGACATTATTTTATCAAGCATAGATAAAATTAATGTAAAAACACTTGCCGAAGGAAAAAAATTAAGAGCTGATCGTTTAGCAAAGCAAGCATTTGAGCAAGCATCATTGCACTCAAAAACAAAACTTTCGTTAAAAGACTTCGAAGTTGACTTGTCGTCTATCAACAACAGCGATGTTATTTTTAGAATAATGACATATGCACATATCCCAACTGCGCCTGGTCGCAAAAAGACAGTAAAAAGATCCGCTGACAAACATGCTAAATTAAACTTCCCGCCATTCCAGCATTGGAAATACGACGAACATGGTAATTTGCATTGTGTCGGAAAGAGTCATTGGAAGGGCGATGTTGAACACGGACAATTTTCTATTTCTCATGGTAGAATTACTGAACGTCTCGGTGCAATGTTTTTAAAACTGTGTGAACGATATGGCACACGCAGCAACGTTCGGGGTTATTCATACAACGACGAAATGCAAGGACAAGCAATTTTACAGCTTTCACAAGTTGGGTTGCAGTTCGACGAAAGCAAGTCACAAAATCCGTTTGCTTACTATACCGCCGCAGTATATCACAGTTTTGTTAGAATTATTAATTTAGAAAAAAGAAATCAAAATATTCGCGACGACATTTTAGAAATTAATGGGTTAAACCCGTCATGGACTCGACAGGGAGACAACGAATTCGGTATTATTAGCGACAACTCTGGTTCAGTTGATAATGATAGCGACTACAATTAGGAGCGTTAATGGCTAATTTAGTTTTAAAAGAGCAGCAGCATTTACCGATATACACTTCGGAAAATCAAACGATAATAGAACCCACAATCAAGATTGTGAAGAGTTTTTATTATTTGGTTTGTCGAAGAAGCTTAAAAAGAATAACTGCGAAACTTGTATCTTTTTAGGTGATTGGAACCACAATCGTGCATCAGTAAATGTAAGTACAATGAATTATTCTGTATCAAATCTTGAGCGATTAAGTAATTCATTTGAGCAGGTTTACTTAATAATGGGAAATCATGACGAGTATTACAAAGATAAACGTGAAATCCACAGTGTTGAGTTTGGAAGATTATTTCCTAATATTAAAATCATAAATGAACCCTTTACGGCTGGCAATGTTACGTTGCTACCGTGGCTTATTGGCGATGAATGGAAGAGCGTATCAAAAATTACCAGTAAGTATATTTTTGGGCATTTAGAATTACCAAACTTTTATATGAATGCTATGGTTCAAATGCCAGATCACGGTCAATTGCAAGTTGGGCATTTCACACATCAAGACTATGTATTTTCTGGACATTTTCATAAACGACAAACCGGAAGAAACATAACGTATATGGGAAATGCATTCCCTCACAATTATGCTGACGCAGGCGACGATGATCGCGGAATGATGATTCTCGATTGGGACGGCGAGCCGCAATTTATTACATGGCCTGACCAACCAGTATATCGCTTTTATAAACTAAGTCAAGTTCTCGAAAAAGCAGAAAAATTACTTCGTCCTAAAATGTATTGCCGTGTTCACATTGATATTCCAATTAGCTTTGAAGAGGCAAATTTTTTAAAAAGAACAATTTGTGCCGCAGTTTAACCTTCGAGAATTTATGCTTATTCCAGAGAAAAATCTCAACGATGTTAATGTTGAAGAAGTTAATTTAAAATTTTGAAAAGTGTTGACTCGATCGTTGTAGGTCAAATTGGTTCTATCGATACTGAATCGTACGATAAGCAACTACTTCTTAACATTTATAATAACTTATAGGATTACTATGTCATTAACTATTAAAAATATTACTGTTAAAAATTTTATGTCAGTAGGCAATGTTTCACAAGCTGTTAATTTTGATACTAAAGAAGTTACTTTAGTACTAGGAGAAAACTTAGATCTTGGTGGTACAGATAGTGGAAGTAGAAATGGTACGGGGAAATCTCAACCACTTTCTGCCCTTGTATTAACACCATCAGGCTGGAGAAAGATGGGAGACTTACACGTCGGCGACAAAGTAATTGCGCACGACGGAACTACTACAACAATTAACGGAGTGTATCCCCAAGGTAAACTAAAAACATACAAAGTTACGTTTGCCGACGGTCGCTCAACCCGTGCATCGGGTGATCATTTATGGTCTGTTTATAGCAACAGATGGTATAAGAAAAATGACCTATCTGCTAAAACAAAAGTATTAACAACAGATCGAATTGCAGGAAAACTATCAAAATATACAATGCCGTCAGGTAAGAAAAACTCGTGTGCGTATATGTATGCTCCGCTTCCATCTGGCGTTGAGTTTGAAACTAAAGAGCTGAGTATTAATCCTTGGTTGTTAGGTTTTTTGCTCGGCGACGGATGTATGAGTAAAAAATGTGGGTTAGGTTTTAGTTCAGCCGATGCAGAACTAATAGAGAATGCTACCAACATACTCAAAAACGAGCACAACTTAAATATTCATAAACTACAAGGCATATACGACTACGGTATTACTGGAATAGGTCGAGGGAACCTTCACCCTTTACGAATCTTACTAGATGAATATAACCTCAATGGTCTTACAAGTTCAGATAAGTTCATTCCTACTGTATATAAAAATGCAAGTCGACAACAACGGCTAGAGATTTTACAAGGATTGTTCGATAGTGACGGGACTGTTGATCGTAGAACAGGTACTCCTTCGTTTACTTCTACTAGCTACCAGTTAGCAAGCGATGTTGCATACATTGTTAGAAGCTTGGGCGGCTTAGCTTCTGTATCTGTAAAACAACCTACGTCAGTAAATCACAGTGTAGCATATACAGTTAGCGTACGAACAAACTTTTCAAAAGACTTGTTTACGTTATCTAGAAAAAAAGAGTTAGTGAAAGAAAATTATCAATACAAAAACCAGCTGCGGGCAAGATTTGATTCAATCGTCGAAGACGGCTATGAAGAATGTCAGTGTATTTCCATCGACCATCCGTCAAGTTTATATATTACTGATGACTTTGTTGTAACACATAATACTACCATTGTTAACGCATTAAGCTATGCACTGTATGGTGTTGCACTTACAAACATTAAAAAAGATAACTTAATTAACAAAATTAACAGTAAAGGAATGTTAGTTACAGTTTCGTTTGAAAAAAACGGCGTTGAGTATCGCATCGAGCGCGGCCGTAAGCCTAACGTATTAAAGTTTGTTGTTGACGGTCACGAGCATATTGCTGATAACACTGACGAAAGCCAAGGTGATTCTCGAGAAACACAGCGAGCAATTGAGCTAGTAATCGGAATGGGCCATACCATGTTTAAACACTTGGTTGCACTTAACACATATACTGAACCGTTTTTGTCACTAAAAAGCAACGAGCAGCGACAAATCATCGAAGAACTTTTAGGAATAACTATTTTATCAGAAAAGGCCGAGTTACTTAAAGAGCAAATTCGCGCAATTAAAGAAGAAATATCAACCGAAACTACAAAAATTGAAACGATTAAAGCATCAAACGATCGCATTCAGCAAAGCATTAACGCAATTGCAAAGAAGCAAAAGTTATGGGAACAGCAACACACGCAAGCGTTAGATGAATTAGCTATGCAAATAGCTAGATTAGAAACAATTAATATCGACCAAGAAATTCAGTTGCAACGCGACTTAGAGCTTTGGCTTTCGAAGCGTAGAGATATCGATACAATCTCAAGTGCAATTTCTAAACAAAGTGCAGTATTAAGTCGTGAAGAAGCAGCACATCAAAAACTATCAAGCGAGCTACATATTTTAAGGTCTCATAAATGTCATAGCTGCGGTCAGGATATTCACGACGACAAACATACAAGTATGTTACACTTAAAAGAAAAGCAAGTAAATGATTCAGCCGAGTTAATTCAAGTTTATAAGAAAGAAATCGAAGCGTTAACTATTAAGTTAGATGAAATCGGGACAGTATCATCACAACCATCAGTTTTTTATAGTAATTTAGAAGAAGCACTTAACCATAAAAATACGTTAGATATGCTTGAGACTAATTTAGTTAAAAAGTCAGAGGAAGAAAATCCGTACACTGATCAAATATCTGAACTGCAAAATTCTGCGGTTCAAGTTATCGACTGGACCGCAGTAAACGAATTAAATAAAATCAAAGACCATCAAGAATTTTTACACAAACTGCTAACAAATAAAGATAGCTTTGTTCGTAAAAGAATTATCGATCAAAACTTAGCGTTTTTAAATCAGCGATTGTCATTTTACCTAGACAAAATTGGCTTACCCCATATTGTCGAGTTCCAAAATGACTTGTCGGTAATTATTACTCAGTTAGGCCAAGATCTTGACTTCGATAACTTGTCTCGTAGGCGAGCGAAATACGAGTAATTTTATCAATGAGTTGGGCATTTAGAGACGTTTGGGAAAGCTTATATCATAGCATTAACTTGGTCTTTATTGACGAACTGATTGATTCTGGATTAGATTTAGTGGGTGTCGAAATGAGCATTAGCTTATTGAAGAAAATGATGAGAGAAAGAAACAAAAGCGTATTCTTAATTTCTCATCGAGAAGAATTATCAAGTCGCGTAAATCGCATTCTTCATGTTATTAAAGAAAATGGATTTACGGAATATCAGCCGGATGTAGAATTTAGCAGTATCGTATAAATACAAGGTAAAACCCAAAAGGAGATACCATGTTTCTACAAAACAATTATCTAAAAGAATATTATGACATTATACAAAACGAAAAAATTGAAGATTATAAATCGCAATATTGTGAAAAGCACCATATTATACCTAGATGTTTAGGCGGCACTGATAAAAAAGATAACATTGTATATCTAAGTGCTGCTAATCATTTTAGATGTCACACGTTGTTAACAAAATTTACAACAGGTGCTGCAAACGGAAAAATGTGGAATGCTGTTTGGCGAATGATGAACAAACAAAGTCATAATCAGGATAGGGATTACATAGTTACTGAAGAAGAGTACAATTATGCAAGAACTAAACACGCCGAAGCACAATCAAAAAGAATGAGTAAAGAAAATAATCCATTCTACGGCAAAACTCATACAGCAGAAACAAGAAAACGAATGTCAGAAAAAAAGAAAGGAAAAACTTACGAGGAAATTTTTGGTAAAGAATTTGCATCCGAAATGAGAGAACGTCGTAGAACAGAAACTACAGGTAAGGTACGCAGTCAGGAAACCAAAGAAAAAATTAGACAAAATAAGATAGGGAAAAAGAGAGATCCCGATTTAATGAAGGCTATCGGTTTAAAGAATAGAGGAAGAAAGGCAAGCAAAGAAACAATAGAAAAAATGAAAGCAAAACGCGAGGCCGGTAAAAAAATCTGCGAATATTGCGGTAAGGCGTGCATGCTTACAAATTATAAAAGATGGCACGGTGAAAACTGTAAACACAAAAACAACATCGAAATACCAAACTAGCTATGAAACAAAAACGAATTCCGAATGACGACACTCACAATTTAATAATCAAAGCGTGTATGCAATACATTAAATGGCAAACTCGCTTTGAATATGACTTGTCAGTAGATGCTGGAAAGAAATCAAGATTTTGGTTGTCCGAAATGCGTCGATTAGCAAAAATACGTCGAAAGGAAATTCAAGATAAAAGAGCGATACTAAAAGATAAGCGAGAGCATTCTGGTCCTGGTCGGCCGAGACTAGACGACCTCGAAAAGATTCGAAAAGAAAATCCAGATTTAAATCCAAGAGCGGTTGCACTAGATAACTACACATATAATAAAAACGGATTAATGTGTCAAGTAAGAGCAAAAACAAAGGAAAAAGTTGGGAACGTGACATTGCAAATTTCTTAACGGAATTGTTCGATGAAAAATTTGTTCGTGTTCCCCATAGTGGTGCTTACATCGGCGGGACAAACTCGCATAGAAAATCGCAATTAGACGAAGGGCAAATCCGTGGGTTTAAAGGTGACATTATTCCGCCGAGTAGCTGGATCTACTTTAACTGCGAAGCAAAAAACTATGGCGATTTTCCATTCCACGCATTATTTGCTCAACCAGTGCTACAACTAGAAACTTGGCTCGGACAACTTTTAGATGTCGCTGACGAAAGCGATTTAAATTTATTGTTTATAAAAATCACAAGAAAAGGCAAATTTACAGTTTTTCAACAAGGCACAACTCTTCAGGCTCAAAATTATCTTAATTATACATCTCCAAAATACGGCAAATGGTTTATAATGGACTATGATCTATTCTGGTCATTAAATCATGAAGCTGTTCGCAATTTAAGTATCAAACAATAACATACCCAGGCATCAATTAGGCATTTTTTACACTTCATAAGGCATTCTTAGGCTATTTCTCCACATACACTGCTAGATTAAAACCTGCACAGGTGATTATTTTGTGCCTCTAAACTTGGACCACTAGGTCGCAAGGACGAGAAAAACCTTTGGTAGCAGAAAGGTAATAAACCACTACCCTTTCGAGGATGATGACTGAATATGCCTACATATAATCAGTTTGGTTTATAGGAGACACATAATCTAAAATAGGCTAAATGAAGGGAGTAAAAACCCTGAAACTATGTAAACGACGGTATGTTTACACTAGTTTGCCGTTGGGATCGCAAGATCAAAGAACGTAGCTCGAGGTACAGGCCAACCGCCTCTGTAATGCTGTAATACCGTGACCAAGGTGCAACTCACATGAAGATTCTTTAGCCCGGCAACGGGCTAAGTATGACCGGTTAATCTACATGAATATTATTAGTCACTTCGCTTTGCTTCGTTCTACTAGCTATCACATTTATTATTATAATTCTTCTTTAATTATTCACATAAACACATAAATATAAGTGTATTTTATACATTTATCGAAAGAAAACAAAAATGCGTTGAGCGAGAGCGAAAACGCAAGCGAGCGTTGCTCGCTTTTATCAACTAATAAATTATAAGGATCTCGTGAGATATTTCGATTTAATTCAACTAAATGAATCAACATTTCAGCTCGATGAAGCTGTTGATTATATCTATGACAACTACTTTAGATCTGTTGTATCTGATATAAAACGAAATATTTTTGATTCACTAACGCCAATTCAGTTTTATAGTTCAGATTTACCAGATAACGATGTAATTAATCGAGCAAATGAATTAAACCCAGTAATAATTATTGCTCACGGTGATAGACCTACTAGTTATAATCCAATAGCTTCAGTGATAAATTTGACTATAGAACGTGGTGCATATCGTCTTGCAAAGGAACACGGATCAATTGCTAACGCAGCAAGATTACTTTCGTCGGATGTTTTAGTTCAGTTCAAACTAGAATTTACTGAATCTAAAATAAAAGGCAGTATATATCATGAGCTAGTACATTGGTTAGATGATTCGCTTAGAAACAGTCACTTAACTAATCTAGTAAATAAGTCTGCACAACAACAAAAGCCATCAATAAAAAATTTAAATTTTCGCGACGTAGCACTCACACCGTATGAACGAGAAGCGCAAATCCATAATATAGTTCAGCTTAAACGAGATAACGCAGAAATATGGGATTCGTTGTCGTTTGAAGATATGATAAGGTTAAATCCAGTTTTAAGTAGAATTTTTATCCGAGGTAAATCGCAAGGATGGTTACCCGAGTGGCGACGCTTTTTGCTAAAGCGTATGCATAGAGAAGGGTTACTTGGTAAGCAAATGTCTGTAACTGATAAATATAATTACAAACGAGAGTCACCATGAGATTTAGTGAAATATTAACCGAAGCACAAAAACCGATTTATAAAAAAACAAAAGATGGGTCGATACTGATCCAGAATCCGGAAGATCGCTTTGATTACCGAGTGTTTGATATTAATGATCCAGAAGAAAAAGCAGAAGCCGAAGAATATTACAATAGTATTGCAGATAAACTTACAAAATCTGATCTGTCAGCATCAGACACAAAAAAGCCAGCTAAAAAATCTACAACTGCGCCAGTAAGCAAGTCATCAGCTAAGCCAGCAAGCAAAACTACTCCAAGTAAGTCAGCTAAAAAAT